ATAAGATTAGAGTCCCATCATTTAGGGCTGATCAATTAGGGTTGTAATATGGAATATGAAGGAAAAGTTATATGGTAAAATTAAAGATACAAAGCGAAAATGGGTTTGATGAAAGTAAAAAATATTATTCTGCAATATTAAAAGATCCTAACATGTACAGTTCATCGCCTGTTGGTGAATATGTTCACTTATTTGTACAGGCATTATGCGCATTGGGGTTTGATAAAGAAAGCATTGAAAAATATATAGAAATAGAAGAAAAATATGAAGATGTGAATGAATATTGTGGGGAATATAGATCCGATATAAAAAAGTTCTATGGAGTAGATGTTATTGAAGACACCGGGGGCAGTAGGGATAGTGCAGAAAGGCTAGGGATAAATATAAAAGACAAGCCTCATGACGGAAATCCCCAAGAATAAATTAAAAAAAAATAAAAATAATAGTTGACAAGTTAAACTGTATGATTTATAATACAGTCAAATTATAAGGCAAATACTAAATAACCTCCAAAGAGGCTTGGTAGACTACACAAATAGTCCATCAAGCCTTTTTTAGTGGGGTTGCAATGATAGGCGATATAAAATTTGATTTTAATACTTACAAATACCCGGAATTAGATACTACAAAAGACTTAGATTTAAATACTGACCAAATACTTAGCTACATTGAATATCATCAAAAAACATTTCTACAAAAATTTGATAACAATGATAATTATTTTATTGGGAAAAATGCTATCACGGATCAAGAAAAGTCTGTTGATGAATATGCGCCCGATAATAGAGTCCCTGTGCCATATGCAAAAACTATGACACAAATAGTTAAAGGGTATATGTACAAACCATCTCTAATTACATATGATAGTAATGATGAGAAATATGACGAAGAAATAACTGTTATATATGAGAGAAACAATGAACCGTTAAAAACGGCTGAAGCCGGGGAAGCTCAAAGTAAGTATGGAATAGGGTTTGAGTTACTGTATTCTGAACCTGTCGAAGATAATATATTCACAGAAATAGAAAAGCAAGATCTAAATTATGTAAAAAATAATGATTTAATGGATTATGCATTACTTGACAGCCAATCTACTGTGCCAATGTTTGCATCTGCAAAGCCTCATGAAATAATACCAATATTTATAAGATCTCTCAATAAAGAGCTTTACGCTTTTATTAGATATTATGTTATAGAAAAAGAAGATAGCAAAACAGAATATAAAATAGAGGTCTATTATAACAACAGAATAAGCATTTATAATTATACCGAGTATAACGGTGAAAAGGTAATAGAGTTTGATAGGACTGAAACTCATTCATTCGGTGATGTGCCATTATGTATCTATATAAATAATGAAGAATATCAGGCTGATTATGAGCCTGTACAACCAATGATCGATGCTTATGATAAATTGTTGTCCTGTGCAACTAACGAAGAGGATAGGTTCGCAAGTGCTTATTTAGTGCTTAAAAACTATATATTGTCCAACGCTAATGATGACAATGAAAAGCAGAAAGTATTAGAAAGGCTTAAAAAGTTTAGGGTCTTTGAAGTCCAGGACAACGGAGAGATACAATTTCTTACAAAAGAAATTCCTAGTGATTTCATTGCTTTCTTAAAAAGCACACTTAGAGAAGACATACAATATCATTCACATGTGCCAGATTTTAGAGACAAGAATTTTCAAAGTGCTAGTGGTGAATCGATGAAGTGGGCATTATTTGATTTTGAAAACTTTTGTGCTGATAAACAAACCTATATGGAAATAGGATTAAAAAGAAGATTAAAACTTATAAATAGCTTTTTACAAATCAAGGCTGTTGACATAAGCGAGGTAAACATAAGATTTGAGAGAAATATTCCATCAAACGACACTATACAAATTGACAACGTAGTTAAGTTAAAGACAACTGCGCTATTAGCAGATGAAGACCTAATTCCATTGTTGCCACGTGATATGGTCCCAGATCCAGAATTGGCGTTAAAGAACATGGAAGAACAAAAGAAAAAAAACCTTGAAATGTTTGACTTAGGGGATATTGAAAATAAAGGGGCTGATACTAAAGAGCCTTTTGAGGATAAAGAAGATGATAAAGAAAGTAAAAGTTAAAATATGGAATTTTATTATGAATAATTTCATGAGGCTAATGGGAGTTAAGTCTTATAACTTAGAATTAAAGGAGAAATAAATGAAAATACCAAGATTTTTTAAATTGTTTAATCATACTATTGTGGTAAATGAGGACGAAAATCTACACAAAGATAGAGATTATTGGGGGCTTTGTCAATATAGAAAAGGACAAATATTACTTGATAAAAACATAAGCAAAGCTTTAAAAGAGCAAACTTTTTGCCACGAATTAACTCACATGATATTAGACCATATGCGTAGTGAACTGTCTGAAGACGAGAATTTTGTTCATACGTTTAGTGAACTTATATATCAAGCACTAGAAACAATGGAGTATTAAATGAAAATAAAAGACGCTGTCCAAGAGCTAAGAAGATTTAATTTTGATTTTGATTGTAACATAACTAGCATTAAACAGAATGGCAGTGATATTATAATTAAGGTGAAAGAAAGCAAGACACATGATATTAAAGAAGTAAAGGGCGATGAGCAAATTAAGTGATTTACAAGTACAGGCTTTTATATATGCTGAGAATATAACGAATAAAGCGACAAGAGATATATTAAAGATATATCAAAGTTCTTTGAAAAATATACGTGCTGATATAATGGCACTTAACGAAAAGGTGACATGGACAAGATGGGAGTTGTCAAAATACTCAAGATTAGAGAAGTTAGAAAAGCAGATATTTGACAACCTTAAGAAAATATCTACAAGTGTATATAAGGTTATTAAAAGCAATAACAAAAACATAGTAGTAAATACTTATGATAAGTCGGTAACGGGATATAAAGAAGAAGCAAAGTCTAATATTAACTTTGCAAAAATAGACCCAACAGCAATAAAGGCAATAGTTGGTGATCCTTTCCCGGGAGTGACATTAAAGGACTTAATACAAGATAAGTATAGGAAATATGCAGCAAAAATAAAAATAACAATTGGTACGGGTTTAGTACAAGGATTAAGTGCGGCGCAAATGTCGAAGGCCCTAAAAGATGATCTAGGCATAAGTTATAAAGATGCTGAAAGGATTGTAAGAACTGAGGCATTAAGAGCTGAGAGTAAAGCGGCACTAGAAGCAACCGCAGAGGCTGAGAGTAAGGGGATTAAGCTAACTAAGGTGTGGGGCAAGAACTTAAAAACTAAGGGCGAAGACAGGGAGAACCATATAGCGATGATTGGTGAAAAAGCAGATAAAAACGGCATATTTACTATGAGATATGGCAAGAATATAGGAGCCAAAGCACCAGCACCTAGAATGTTTGGTATACCAGAAGAAGATATAAATTGTGGGTGTTATTATACTGAAGAGGTTATAGAATAATGGAAAAGTCAGCAGAGTATTTTAGAAAAGAATATAAATTGATTTCTAACAAATTGAAAGACGTAGGTGTCAAAGAAGCGAGGCTAAAACAAGAGCTAATAGCTGTTGAAAAAGAGAAGCGAAACTTTGACAATGACCTATTGCAAATAAAGGGAGCATTAAAATATTTAGGAGAAAACAATGTATAATTACAGATTGAAAAAGGTTATTTGCGATCTATCTCGTGAAATAGTACGAGGCAGTGATGAGCAAATTGACGAGATATATTCTATCGTAGAAGAAGAATATAAAAATAGAAAGGCGGAAGCCAAGGCGGCCGACTTAGGGAGTAAAGAATGAGTGATCAAACAAAAGAACCAGATCAAACTGCTGAAGATAACAAGCAAGTCGA